GTTGTTACTGTAAGAGATAAGTTACAATGTAGGATTTGTGGGAAAATTAGTGGATCTGTTAGTAAGTTTTGTGATAGATGTGGGGGTTATTTGGAGTAGATTGGATTTTATTAAATAATAAAATAAATTTTCCTAAGTTATAAGACGCTTGAGCAATCAGGCGTTTTCTGTGTGGGTGGAAAATGATAGAGGAGAATGTAAAAATGTCTATAAAATTATCTATAATAGATTTTTATTACGATAGAGTAATGGATATAGAAGATATTATAAGCAAAGTAAAGAAACATAAATGCTTACTATTGCATAAAAAATATCATATTTATAAAGATCCAGAACCATTTTTCTGTACTGATGAAAATTGGAAAGCACCAAATATAAAGGATATGCCGAAAAGATTAGAGTGTATAAAATGTTCATATCCATTTTGGCATGATGGATTCGTACAGATAGTAAGAGATGGGTATAAGTAAGGATTAAAGTATATTAAATTGTGTTTAGATTATGCCTCACAAATCAATGTGAGGTTTTTATGTGAGCATAATTTGTTCATATGGGATAGATAGGATTCAGAGTCATGACTGAGTTCCTGTGCGTCTATCCCTATATATAATTTTAGCACAGAAATAATATTAAGCACAGAAAGAAGGTTTTAGAGATGTTAGACAAAATAATTGGCGTTTATCAAATTACAAATATTTTAAATGGGAAAATATACATAGGAAGTAGTATTGATATTAGGTCAAGATGGAAAGAACACAAAAGAGACTTAAAAAATAATAAACATCATTCTCTTCATTTGCAGAGATCGTGGAATAAAAACGGAACAGATGGTTTCGAGTTTAGTGTTTTAGAAAAATGTAAAGAAAATGAGACTTTAACTAGAGAACAATACTATTTAGATACAATTAAACCATTTAAAAAAGAAATTGGATATAATACTTCAAAGGACGCTTTAGCACCAATGAAAGGAAGAAAACACTCTAAAGAAACTTTAATAAAATTAAGTGAAGGGGTTAGAAATAGAGATTCTTCTTGTTGGTCTAGGGGAGAAGATAAATTTAATACTAAATTTAAAAATGAAGATATTATTGAAATTAAAAAATTAATATCAGAAGGTTGTAGAACGATTGATATTGCTAATTTATATAATGTCGAAGGACAAACAATAACTCAAATAAAAACAGGAGATAGATGGGGTCATATTAAAACAGAATATGATGATTCAATAATACAAACTCCTAGACAGAAGTTAACAGAAGAAGATGTACTTGAAATAAAGAAGTTATTAGTAGAAGAAAAATTAACCATAGTAGAAATAGCAGATATGTATAATTTAACATTTGGAAATATATCATCAATAAAAAGACTTAAAACATGGAAAAATGTTGGAGAAGAATATAATTTGCAAATTTTAAATAGAGCATCAATTGGAAAATTAAATAAAGATAAGGTAATTGAAATAAAAAAGCATTTATTTTATGGAAAAAGTTGTGCAGAAATAAGTAAAATTTATAATGTTAGTAGTGAAACTATACATGATATAAATAATGGTGATACTTGGAAAGACGTTATAATTAATGAAGACGTTAAAGACAGAATATATTATAAAAAGGGATCAAAACCAAATACAAAAATTCCTATAATTCAATTATCAATAGATGGGGAATTAGTAAAACAATGGGATAGTGCTTCAGATGCATCTAAAGTTTTGAATATTGATCCGAGTTCAATAGCAAAATGTTGTAAGGGAAAACAATTAACTTATAAAGGTTATAAGTGGATGTATAAGAGTGAATTACATAAAGATGATTTAGAAGAAGTTATTTAAACGTCAAACTTCTTCTTTTATTAATTAAAGGAGAATGTTTATGGCAGGAAGACCTAAAAAAGTGGCATCTAATACCTTGCCACAAGTAAAAGAAGAAAAAATATTATATAAATGTGTATGTTGTACCAAAGATAAACAAAAAGATAAGGACTTTTATAAATCTAATTCTATTATCCTTAAGGGGAATGATCATAGGATGGTAGTATGTAAAGAATGTGTAATTGAATTATATTCGTTCTTGGTTAATAAATATGAAGATACAAAAGTTGCATTGTATTTTTTATGTAGATTATTAGATGTATATTTTGATTCAAACTTATATCCAAGCGTAGCACAACAAGCCACCAATGGAAACACAAATATAGCTGGTATTTATTTTCAAAAAATTAATAGTTTGCCTCAGTATAGTTCAAAAACATTTTTTGACTCTACTCTTATTGATGTTAGTGGAGAAAGAAATATATTTGAAACTGGAGAGAATGTTGAGTGGACAGAAGAAGATAAACGTAATAAAGATGATGTGATCCGTATGGTTGGTTATGATCCATTTGAGAATGAAAATCCATTGGATCAAAAAGGATTGTATAACTCTTTAGTTGATATGTTAGACGAATCAACTCTTGAAGATTCTTTTAAATTACCTATAGTTATAGAAATAGCAAAAAGTTTTAATCAAATAGATAAAATAAACCAAGCATTAGCACTAATGACTAGCGATATAGGATCTGTACAAAGTCAAGTTGGTGGAATTAAGTCTCTATTTGAAGCAAAAGACAAAATGTATCGTGCTATTCTTGCAATGGCAAAGGATAATGGCATTTCTGTAAATCACTCAAATAAGAAATCTAAAGGTGCTGGAACATTATCTGGAATAATGAAACAACTTCAAGAAAAAGGTTTTATGGAAGTAGAAGTTAACCTTTATGACATTGAAACATGCGAAGGTATGAAACAGGTTGCAGATATGAGTAATGAAAGCATTAGAAAACAACTTCAATTTGATGAAAATGATTATAGTGCAATGATTAATGAACAGAGAGAACTAATTGAAAAATTAGATTTTAAAAATGCTGAACTTGAAGAAGAGTTGAGATTATTGAAAATAAAAAGTGGTGGCATTATTAATGGACAATAAAATGATGTCCCAAAGAAAGATTGATGGATATTTAAAACTTTCTGAAATCATTCAATGGGGACGTAAGTGGCCTCTGAGGTTCGTCGAATTAATGTTTGGGATTGATCTTTTGGATTATCAGAAATATGTTTTCATGGAAAGTTGGACAACTCCTTTCTGTGTTTGGTGTATGGGGAGAAATGGTGGCAAAACTACATTAGGATCTCCTTTTATAATGACAAAATCAATGCTTATACCAAATTTTAATACATATATATTGGCTGGTGTAGGAAGTCAGAGCCAAGAAATGTTTATGAAAATTGAAAATATTGCTAAGAATAATATTGCTTCATTTACTGGTTTGACAGATGTATTCTTAAACGAAACAGTAAAATCTGCTGCTAATACAGATGGTTTTACTCATAATCCTGCTAGTTTTAAATGTTCTCTTTACAATGGAAGCACTATTCATTCTCTAAATGGGGCTGTAGACTCAAATCGCTCAAAACGCTCAAATTTAAATTTTTACGATGAGTCAGGATTTGCTTCAGATGAATTATTTACAACTTCTGAACCTTTCACAACTCAAAATGCTGACTTCAAACTGGGTGGAGATATTGATGTTACATTATACCCAAAGCAATTTCCAAATCAATTAATATATGCTTCTTCAGCGTCGAGCATTGATACATATTTCTTTAGAAAATATAGAGACTTTAGTAAGAAGATGTTTTTAGGGGATAAAAGATTTTTTGTAGCAGACATTAGTTCTGATATCGTAATGAATGCTACATATAATGGCAAACTGTATCCAGTTGCATTATTAACTCAAGATAAAATTGATTCCGCAATGAGAGAAAATAAAGAAAAAGCCCTCCGCGAATACAAAAATATTTTCACAACTGAAGGTGGAAATAATCAAATTATAAAACGTGCCACTATTATAAAAAATTCTGAATTAAGAGTTCCAACTTTATATAATAATACTGGTGGAAAATTTGGTATTATGTATGATCCTGCACGTAGTTACGATAACTCTGTATGTGTGGTTGGGGAATTTGTTTTAGATGATATTATAGGATATAAGTTAAAAATTAGTAGTGGGGTAAGTTTTGTTGATATTGCTAAAAAGAAAAAGACTCCTATGAGAACACCTGAACAAGTAGAATTGGTTAAACAAATGTTACTTGATTATAATGGAAAATCATCAGCAGATTATGAAAATCTTGAGATATTGGGCATTGATGCGGGTTCTGGAGGAGGAGGAGTAAATATTGCTGACTATTTCATGGAAGAATGGGTAGACAAACAAGGTAATAAACATAGAGGATTGATTGATAAAATTGAATCTATAGATTATGTGTCTAAATTTCCAAATGCAGTTGATAAACTTAAATTAATATCTCCTCAAAAATATAAAAAACAACTTTTTGAAGCATTAATTGAAATGATGAATTTAGATTTAATCTCTTTTCCTGAAACATATGATGGTAAAGGTTATTTAACTATAAATGAAACAGAAGGAGAGGAAATAAAATCAAGTATATATAAATTATCATTTGAGGAAGAAATGGCATTAGTACAAATCGACCTTCTTAAAGAAGAACTTGTTAATATTTATAGGTTTGAAAGTTCAAATGGAAATTGCAGATATGATTTACCATCAGATAAAATACATAAAATGAATGACGATAGAGCATATGCTTGTGCAATGTTAGCATGGCATTTATCTGAATTAAGAAGAAAACATGTAACTGGTAAAAAACGCCCAACAAACATCTCACCCTCATCATACTTCGCGATAGCAAATAAATCAAGCAGAGCAAGACGATAACCAAAAATTAATATAACAATCAAAAACAGAAAGGAGGTCAATCCTTGTCAGACCAAAACAAAACACCAACTTCCTCCCCACTCTCCCCCTCCCTTTTCGCACTAAAAGAATCATGGGAACCATCGAAATCAAAAAATTTCTCCCTCTCTCGTATTGCATCATTTTTCTCCAATAAAAGATCCAAAAAAAACAACAAAAACATTACAATAGATAAAATAAAATTATGGTTAAATAATCCAATTAAATATCAATCAGAAATTTTAGATTTATCAGATTTATTATATGCTCCTGAAGGAATTTACAAAACATTAGTTAATCTAACATCAAATATGGCAACTTTAGATAATTATCTTCAACCAACAAAATCCACAATGAGAAAATTGAATTTAGAGTTAAAAGCAAAAACTAAATTTGATGAATTAGGTAATCCAATAGATCAAGAAGTGTTTGATAAAATCCTAAACAATTTTGAAAATGAATTTGATACAGTTAGGGATTATATTGAAAATATTGATATAAAGAAAACTGGTAGAAGAATTATTGAAAGTATAGTTAGATATGGTGCTTATTGTGGATTTGAGAAAAATGATGGAAATTTTCCTTATCTATGGGATTTGCCAATAAAGTATATCAGATTGTATTCGATAAAAAGTGGACAGTACAAGGTGGAAATGAACTTCAAATATTTTGATGATTTATCAAGAGATAATGAATTAAGTGAATTTTCATGGGGAGTATATCCTGCTGAATTTAAGGTGTTATATGATAGATATAAAAAGAATCCAGATAAATTAAGATATCCTGAATGGCAACCTTTGCCTAGTGAAAAAGTATGTTGTATTAAATTAGGTGGAGATAATGATACATTCTTTTTGCCTTTGTATAGTCAATTATTTACTGAGTTGTTTTTGTTGAATGATTTAATTGATGAGGAGATAGAGAGTTCTAGAGATGAGAAGGTCAAGATGGTTGGAATTGAATTTCCGAATGACAAAGAGACTGGCATCCCCCTAATAGAACCAGAAAGAGTTTCTGAGTGGGTTTCAGTTGTTGCAAACGGACTACCAGAAAATGTATGTGTTGTGGGTTGTCCCTATCCACTCAAAGAGATCCCTTTTAAAAGTTCACAAAATCAGAAAACAGAATTGATTGATTTTGCTAAGAATATGGCATACATGCAAGGTGGAGCTAATCCTCTAGTGTTAGGTGGTAGTTCTACAAATTCATCTGTTGGTGTAACTCAAAATCTAATATATATCCAATCTTTAGTTTTTGTAGTGCTTGATAAGATTCAAAGTTGGTTTAATTATAGGATAAGCAATGTAAATCTCAGAAAGAAATATACTTTTAAACTTAATATATGGAAAATAACTTGGTTTAATCAAAATGAGGAATTTGACAAAGAGTACAAATTGACTTCAATTGGAGGGAGTTTAGACAAAATTGTGTCAAAAGCAGGACATAATGCAGACGACTATAATGCTGGTTTAGAATATGAGAATTTAGTTAAATCTAAATTTTTGTGGAAACCTCCTTTAAACATGAATCAAGCAAATTCTGACGATTCAGGTGGCCGACCAACTACTAGTACACCTTCGGATTCTACAATTATTGGGCAAGATAAGGAAAGTAATATTAGATAAAAAGTAGGTGATAAATATAATGTCATTTATATACTGTTTTGATGAGCAAGAAAAATTAAAACTCCAATCACAACAATTAAAACTTTTTCAAGAAACTAACATTGATAATAAAAAATGTTGGGTCTTTGCTATTGATGCAAACAATAAATTTAACTTTAATCAAGTAGATAAAAGTAAATGTGTTGTTAGTAATAAATTAATGTTCTAATATTATTAATATTTTTAAGGAGGTGAAAATAAATAATTGAATGTATTAAATAAACATCCTAATTTTAAAGTAAAGTTTAATAATGATTTTAAGAAAGTTAATAATTCTGAATTTGCTGAAGGTACTGCATTAATAGCAT